CAGTCACTACTGCAAAAGTACGATACTATCTTCATTGATAGTATTACTGTTGCAGGTCGTCTATGCTTCCAGTATTGCCAGAACCAACCAGAAAACCGTTCTGACAGAACTGGCAAGCTAGACACTCGTGCGGCTTACGGTATGCAAGGTAGGGAGATGATGGGCTGGCTCACTCATCTTCAGCATATCCGTGCGAAGAATGTTATCTTTGTCGGCATCCTAGATGGTCGCCCAGATGACTATGGCAGAATTAATTACGAGTTGCAGATCGAAGGATCCAAGACTGGTCGTGAGTTGCCGGGGATTGTTGATGAGGTCATTACCATGGCTCTTATTACAAACCCAGAAACAAACGCACAGTTCAGGGCTTTCGTTTGTGACAACTTGAATGAGTGGGGTTACCCTGCAAAGGATAGAAGCGGAAGGCTAGATCCTATTGAAGAACCCCACTTAGGTAAGCTTATTAGTAAAATGAGCAGTGGTAACAGAAAAGCTGATAGTTTCAGCGCATCCATGACAGAAGGAGTACAAAGTCATGCTTAATCTTAATAACATTCCAGAGGCACCAAAATCCAGCTCAGACTTTGAGTTAATCCCAGACGGGACTATCGCACGGGGCATTGTTACGCTCAGTGGCGGAGACACAAAGCTAGATGAGTTTGGTCATGGTACATTCTTCAAATCGTCTCAGACTGGAGCAAAGTGGTTACCAATTGAAATCACTATTGTAGGTGGGCCTTTTGACAAGCGCAAAGTTTGGCACAACATTTTTGTTGATGGTGCAAAGCTGAATGCTCAAGGCGTATCAATCGCCAAGACTATTGGCTTGCAGACGTTGAAACAAATGATTGATAGTGCGTTTAACCTTGCAAGCAATGACCAGTCACCACAAGCGCAGCAAGTAAGAAGTTTGCCGGGTGTTGAAGCCCTTAACGGCTTGAGCGTGTGCTTCAAGATTGGTGTTGAGAAGGGCACAAATGGTTATGATGACAGGAACAGAATTAAGTCTGTTCTGACCCTTGGGCAGAATGGCTACATTCCGACAGGTGGCGCACAGCCACAGGCTCCAGTTGCACAGGCTCCAATGGCGCCACAACATCCCGTAGCACAAGCACCTGTTCAGCAGGAGCAACAAAGTAATGTTGTGCCTACTTGGGCTCAGTAACGAAATTTGCCGAGTTCCTTTCTCCTTTCTATCTCGGCAAGTGCTGGCACGGGGGAGGCCAGCGGTTAAAACTCCCCCACTTAATTGTTCTGGTTTACGGAGGGTATTATGAACAACAAAGAAATCGTAAAATTAGCTGATCAGTTAAAAGATCTAGCCAACAAGCTTTTGCAAGTAGTAGAACAAGACGAGCTTGATTACCCAAATCATTGTAATGGTCTTTACAGTGCATTGAAGAAAAAGCGTTTGTACCTTGATGAAATGACAAAAAGGCTTGGTAAAACTGAAAACACAGTTCGTACAGAGTTGCGGCATTTGCGTAACGCAGGGATTAATATCGAAAAGCGTTATGTGCGGCGCACAGGTAAGTACAAATATTTCTTAGCTGAAGCATCATGATTTTACGCGAGTATCAGGAGGTGGCGGTAAACGCCGCCTCCGAAGCATTAGACAAGCATGGCAATACTTTGGTTGTCGCGCCAACAGGTGCTGGCAAAACCATTATGCTGTCTGCTCTTGTCGGTAAGCGTTATAATAAATGTAAGAACGTGCTTATTCTTCAGCATCGTGATGAGCTTGTTAATCAGAACATGGCTAAGTTCATGGCTGTTAATGAGAACATTACAACAAGCACAGTGAATGCATTGGAAAAGAATTGGGACGCTGACGCAGTGTTTGCCATGGTGCAGACGCTATCCCGTGTCAACAATCTTATGGGTATGTCAAAACTGGACATGGTTGTGATTGATGAGGCACATCATGCTATTGCCGATACATATCAACGGGTGATTGAACAAGCCAAGAAGAACAATGCAGACGTAGAGATTGTTGGGTTTACCGCAACGCCGAACCGTGGCGACAAGAAGGGCTTGCGGGATGTATTTAATAATTGTAGCCACCAGATTGAAATTGCAACGCTGATCAATGAAGGGTTCTTGGTAAAACCCAGAACATTTGTTATTGATGTCGGCGTACAAGATGAGTTGCGCGAAGTTCGCAAGACCATCTCTGACTTTGACATGTCAGAGGTAGAAGCGATTATGAACCGCCGCGCAATCAACAAGCGTGTCGTAGAGGAATGGTCAGATAAGGCAGCGGAAAGAAAAACAGTTGTATTCTGTAGCACTGTTAGACATGCCGTAGACTTATGTGAAGAGTTTATTATCGGCGGTGTAACCGCTAAAGTGGTCACAGGTGATACACCCCGTGATGAACGCGAACAAATCTTACATGACTTGGCTCATGGTGATGTGCAAGTTGTAGTGAATGTCGCCGTGCTAACTGAGGGGTTTGATGCCCCACCAGTATCATGTGTGATCCTGACAAGGCCATGCTCGTTCAAATCAACCATGGTTCAGATGATTGGTCGTGGGTTACGCACGGTAAATCTAGAAGAGTTTCCAAATATCATAAAGAAAGACTGTATTGTTCTTGACTTTGGAACATCTATCCTGACGCACGGATCACTTGACGATCTAGTTAATCTGGATGGTGGTCAAGCCCATGGCGGAGAAGCGCCAACAAAGACTTGCCCAGAATGCGAAAGCGAAGTGCCTCTAGCGGTTAGCGAGTGTCCTATTTGTGGGCATGAGTTTGTTGGCGAGGGACGGGGCGAAACAGAGGAAATGGATACGTTCCAGATGACGGAGGTTGATCTGATGGATCGCTCGCCGTTCCGTTGGATTGATTTATTCGGCACTGGGCGCTGTATGGCGGCCACAGGCTTCAATGGCTTTGGATTGGTGGCTGACCTAGGAGATGTCTCTGTGGCGGTTGTAAGGCAAGGCAAGGGGCGTGTAAGGGCTGTTAGTATCGGAACTAAGGCACAGGCGATTGCGGCTGCTGACGACTTCCTGAGGCGCATTGAGGAAAGCGATGCGGCGAAGAAGTCAAGGCGCTGGCTTGATGAGCGTGTGACGACAAAGCAAAGAGCGATCTTATTACAGCACGGAATCACGGTGCCCGGAATGGATTTTAGTTGGACAAAGTATAAAGCCGCTTGCATGATTAGCTATGTTTGGAATAAACAAGTAGTTGACAATATCGTCAGTAAAGTCATGCAAGGGGGCAATAATGGTTAGGGGGGAACTGGTTGCCATGCTGAATTTGGAAAACGGTGGTGAAGATCAGTTGGAAGTAATCATGCCGATTATTAACCCAGATGATGACAACGCCGTTGCAGAACAAATCATAGAGTTTATCATTCAGCACATTAACGAATTGCCAGATGTTGTTAGCGGAGTTGCTATTTTAAACATAGAAGAGATAGGGGTTGTATTTGAGTTCGGCTTTTCAGCAAAGGAGGATGATGGATGGAAAAGTTCTCGTCTTCACTAGGGCTGTTGTCTCATGTCTTTGGGAAAATAGGCTGGCAGAAAAAACTATGTGAACTTACAGAAGAAGAGGTACTGGCACTTATTGTCGTACTGCAAAGTGTAAAGGATATCGAGCATGAGTATCTTAATGAATACCTTAGAGAAGTATACGAAGGATATGGCATTAAACGAGAACAGGACGGGTGGATCCCAATCTGACCTTTGCGATGCTATCGTTGCTGAACTCGACAGGGGTATCATTGAAAAGGAAAGCCAACAGAAAGGCCGAACATATCTTGGGGCTTCTTCTCTTGGTGATCCATGCGCTAGAAAAATTCAGTATAGGTACATGGGCTTTGATCGTGACGAAGAGAAGGGATTCCCAGCAAAAACTTTACGAACATTTTCGCTTGGTCATGCTATCGAAGATTTGATGGCGATGATGTTTCGTGACGCAGGGTTTGACCTGCGGGTATCGAAGTCCATGAATGACGAACAATTTGGCTTTTCCATAGCTGATGGCGAGATCAGGGGGCATATTG